GTATAGATGAAATGACTGCTATCGCGGTGGCTAAAGGTTTGAACCCTGAAAAGTACGTTGATTTGCTAAGAGAGGGTCGTTCTGCTTTGGATACTATCGATATCTTACATGCAGACGCAGATGAGCTTAGACGGACCAAAGCAGAAGCAGAACAAGATGCTCAGAGTCGATTCTACGCCCAAAATCAGCCTGAATTTGGGTCAGAAAGCAGTTTTGGGGGTAATCATACCCTAGAGCAAGAAACAGGCCAAGAATCGCAAAATATGGCTTCTGAGGATGGCGTTAAAAAATATGGTTACAAATTTACTGTAGATTTAATTTTTCCGGCAGAAAATGCAAAGGAAATAAAGGAGCAATTCAAAGAATGGCTTAACGCTAACGGTGTTCAATTTGAGCCACGAACAAAATCAGTAAAGGTGGAGATGAAATGACAATGGATTTACTTGGAGAAGATTACTACTCAGCAGCTTCCGCACGTCAATACTGGTCTATCTCGCAATACAAGCGATTTAGAGAGTGTGAAGCACGGGCATTGGCAGAGCTAGAGGGAGAGTGGGAAGACCAACGAGATAACACAGCTCTTTTGGTTGGTAACATGGTTCACAGCTATTTTGAAAGCCCAGAAGCACACAAGAAGTTTATGGATGAAAATGCAGATGCCATGATTTCAAAAGCTGGAAAAACCAAAGGTCAGTTAAAATCTGACTTCTTAGTCGGCCAGCGAATGATTGAGCGACTGGAAGCTGATAAGCAATTTATGGATTACTATGTCGGCCAGAAAGAGGTTGCTGTCACAGGAAACATCGAAGGCGTGGAATTCAAAGGCAAGATCGACTGTCTCAATGTCGAAAAGGGGTATTTCGTGGATATTAAGACCACAAAGTCAGACATTGATAGTATGGTTTGGGTCCAAGATGAAGTGAGCGGGAAAAATATTCAGGTTCGCTGGTTCGAGGCTTGGGGATATATTCTTCAAATGGCAGCTTACAAGAAGATGTTGGAAGAAGAATATGGCAAAGAGTTCCTCCCTATCATCTACGCAGTGACAAAAGAGCCGTACCCTGATACCAGAGCGATTGCTTTTGAGTCGCAGGAAATACTCGATTATGAGTTGACCAAGCTGTCCATGCTTATCCAGCGCCTTGACAAGGTCAAGCGAGGCGAAGAGAAGGCGGAGCCGTGCCGCCATTGCGAATATTGCAAATCGAAAGCGTTGACCCAGCGTGTGGAGGTGATTTGATGATATATCTCTATGAAAATCACCTCGGTGGTTGGTACACGCTAGATCAATACGAAGAGCCGGATTACTGTAAAACATGCAGGGAATGCGATGAGTATATCGGCTCATTTCGTAGCATGGAAGATGTTGCGTTGAAGCTATTGAAAGAGGATGCTTCAGACGAAGAAATCCAGCGAGTGACTGGATTGAAAGTGATTGTTAAGTTTGAAAAACCAACTATTTCCATGTCGGAAACAACTCAAAAATAAACAAGCCGTGCATTCTTGTAAAACTGCGAACTAGAAAACGTCAAAAACGGTCGTGTGACCATTGGACGAGCGACTGCCCGTATTTAGCCAAACTCACACAAAGGCAGTCGTATTTTTTGGAAAATAATATGAATGACATTAAAGAAAAAGCTCTGGCTAAGTTGCTGGAGGAATTAAATCAACCACATGATACCGCACTTGACCGTGTTCATAACTGGATATGCGATCAGGAGGATGAGGAATTATTTAAAGGAATCTTAAAAGAGCGATACTCTCTGAAGTGTGCTTTAAGCCATGCTAAAGAAAAAGCTCGTAAATTTGCTGAAAACGGAGTCGCTTGTATAGATGACGCTACTGTATTCAGATGGATTCGAGAATACTTTATCTCAAATTCTCAAGTATCTAACATCAAGCAGGTACCTGTTGAATCTGTCAAGAAGAAGGTAGAAAAGCCTAAAAATCATCCTAAAAATAAAGCTGATGCGGTCAAAATCAAGAAAGAGAAAGGAGCAGTCGAAAAGCAAATGAGCATTTTCGATTTCTTGGACGAATGAAAAACGAACAATGGAAGCGAGAAGCTGATATACGATTGAAACCACCTGCAGACTTCTGGAGCTGGTGCTACTCGCAAATCACAACGTACAAATGGAGCAATAAGGACAAGACCATAATCGCTTCAGATTTGGACCTTGGCTATTGTATCGAGAAACGACTGACAAAGTCATCACGGCTCACTTTTTATGACAAAACCTACTTTTTCTCTATCATTCTCAGCACCTCGAAACGCATCGAGATTCAATCTTATGAATTTAGTTCGAAGTTGGTTGAAGGAAAACAATTTATCGATTGGCGTTTTACAAATTTGGAGCGATTCGAAAATGACAAACATGTGAAGATTGGCCAAGATTACAACGGACAATTTTATCCGTATCTTTTCGCTAATTTCTTTAGCGGAGGATATTATACAGGTAATAAATTCTATCCAAACAATTGGGTTGAAAAACTTAAAAAGGTATCTGAACTCAAATATTTGAAGTTCGGGAATATTTGCTACTGGGAAATTGAACGGCTTTACAAATATAAGTTTGAAATTGAATTTGCTCAGAAAATTCATGCTTACAAATTGGCCAACGAAATCATGAATCCAGGTTACACTGGATTCACCAAAAACGTAGATATGAGAACCTTGAATCGCAGATGGCTTCAGAAGAATAAACAATTTTTCAAGAATTCAAATCGTAGTTTTAATGAATTTGAGTTTAGCCGTCGATTAAAAGAACGGAACGGCCAACTAGTGCCTGGCATTGAGTCTTATCTGACTTACCACGATATCAAGCATATACCGAAAGGTATCGGGATCAATAAGTTTCAGAATTGGGTTATCAAGAATCATATTGACTTCAATGAATACCTTGACTATCTCAAGATGCTACGAGAAATGGGCATTGAGCCTGAAGGTGATGCTATGCTTGTGCCAAAGGATTTCACGGCCATGCATAACCACACAGTTGGATTATACAATCAATTCGTCGAAGAAAAACAAAAACTGGAAGATAAGAAGAAACGCAAGCAACTTGAAGCTGAGTTTAAACTTAGAGAAGGAATGGATAAGACAATCAATGGATACGCATTCCATGTCCCTAGAAAAGTGGCCGAACTGATTTACGAAGGGAAGAAATTACATCACTGCGTAAGCTCATACACAGACAAGCATTTCAAAGGGGATACCTTAATAGTGTTTGTCCGCCTGTCAAATCAACCTAAAAAACCTCTTTACACACTCGAAGTAAGGCAGGGGAAGATAGCCCAATTTCGTGGCAAGTATAACCAAGATGTACCAGCTGAAGTCTGGGACATAGCCAAGGAATGGATGAAACAAACGAAATTAGTACAAAAATCAGCGTAGGAGGTGTAAAGGATGAACAGACTAAAACAATTAAGAAAAGAAAAAGGGTTGACTCAGCAGGAATTATCTGAAGCAATAGCTGCACCAGCTCGGATTATTCAACGTTGGGAAAATGGAGAAAACCAAATCAAACCGAATAGAGCAAGTCAGTTGGCAGATTATTTTGGAGTAAGCATAGGGTACTTGCTTGGTTATGAACCTGAAAGTGAGCAAGTTAGCAATTATCAAAAAATAAAAATTAGCTTCACTAATGGTGAAGAACTTAGTTTTTTAGTAAGAAACTTTACAGAAAAAGAACTTACGAAGATTACTAGTCAGTTCAACAATGGAAATTTGATGAGGATTAGAAATTTGTCTATCAACCCTAAGAATGTCAATTATTTTTTTGTTGATGATTTTAAAGAAAGCGAGGAGTTTGAGAATGAACATACAGGGACTAATTGAACGCTATGAAAAATTTAAAGCTAGCAAGAAAAAAATGACCTCGGTTGATTTAGTTTTGAAAGACTTACGGTCTTTGGACGAGCCAGAATCGTTGCCATTCAAATTAAAAGATGTTGTTGGTCGAATTAGAGGGTTTGACCCAATAACACAGGCCATCTGGCTTAACAAAATTCTAGACGAATTAGGTAGCGACTATGGTTTAATGAAATATCGCAGTGGTTACGAGCAAGGAAAAATTGAGGGAGCATGGGTTGGTAATCAATTGAAGGATGCTGATAAGATTCGACGTGAGTTGAATCAAGTAAAGGTTCCGCAGTGTGTGGCTGTATTTATCACAGAACAGAAAAAATTAGGGCATACACTATCCTACTCAATAGACGCAAGCATGTCTGACAGAGTTGCAGAATGGTACTGGGACAATTCAGAAATCTTCGCCCGTGCGTGGTTTGACGGCTACGAGGTCGAGAAAGAGAAGCGGTATTTGGTGAAAGTGAAAGGCGTTTGTGGAAATTACGAAACTTTGAACTGCGAAAAACATTCGAAAAAATGGCTTTTTTCTGATCGGGAAGAAAACTCACTTTATAAAACAAAACACACCCGCAAAGAGCTAGAAGATGCTGGTTTTAGTGAAGTGTTTAATAGTCCATTGTTTGAAGTTGAGGAGGTGGAGTGATGGTACAAACCATTGAACAAGCAATAAAAACTGAAAACAAACGCATAAAAATCCCTGCGAAAATCAGACCGTTTGATGTAGGTTATCGAGTAGTAAACAAACACGGTCAACCGCTTGCCTTAAGAAATGGAGCAAATATATTTGACTTACCTTTTCTAGCGGAAAAAGCTATAAAGAAAGAGTTTGGGAAAAATGATCCAGACTTTGATATCGAAAAACATTTTGTCGAAGAGGTCGCTATTGTCAATTTAAGTAAATTTCATAGTTATTTTGAGGAGGTAGAGTGATGGAACGACCTGAACGATACCCATCTGGATACTTCATTCCTGAACTTATTGAAGATGAAGATATTATCTTTAACAAAGATAGCGATTATCAGAAGCAGAAGAAAAAAGAAAAGAAGAACCCTATTTTCAAAAGAAATAAGCCCAAAAAGTAAGGAGGATTTAGGATGATACCAAAATTTAGAGTGTGGATTAAAACAGAAAAACGTATGATTGAAACAGATGACCTTCTTGATATTGACTATGAGAATGAAGTGGTCACGACACAACAAGTTTATTTTGAGAATGGTTTACCAAACGATAGAGATTTAGATAACTTTGTTTTTGAAGAAGTCGAACTTATGCAATCAACAGCTATGGTTGATAGGGTTGGCAGGATTATCTTTGAAGGCGACATAGTCAAAATGTCCAAGGATGTCTATTCTGAACCGACTTATTACGAGGTTGTAAGACATAGAGGTGGAGCATATCGTCTTGAATCTAAACAACACGGATGTGAATTGTGGCTACGACATACTGATTGTGAGGTCGTGGGGAATGTCTACGAAAATCCAGAGCTTTTGGAGGTGGGCGATGAATAAACGTCAACGCAAAAAGAAAATTTTGAACGGTCTGAACAAAGAAGAAAGATACCGTAGGACGCATTGTCCTGTATGCGATAGCGAAATTGGAGTATTTGATGAATATTTTAATAGTTATGGATTTTGCTGTGTGCCATGCGGTTATGAATACTATGGAATCGAGAGGTAACAGATTGAAACGATTCATAGCTATCTGGATCTTGCTATCTGCTGGATTGAACATCTGGCAGAGTATCCAGATTAAGAAATTAGAAGAAAAGCGCCCGATGGTTATCTATAAAGCCGATAACGCAGGCGTTGAGATATTCGGTAAAGTCGTCGAGAAAGGACGACATGGCAAGCTATATACGCTAACGATACGTGATTACGGTGTGTTCGTGGTTACGAAGGACGTGTATGAGAAAGTGAAAGTTGGGGATGAGGTGATGTTATGAAAGTTCGATTTAATGGGAAGTATAACTTCTTCTTAACCCAATTTGTCCATTTTATTGTATTGGACTATCTCTGGAAGATACTTGAAATTATCATCTTAGGTGGAGTGAGAGGGAATTTGGCGGATTCCATTATGCTTTCTCTGATTTGTGTCTATATTGCATGGATTTTAGATAAGGAGGAATGAAACAGATGACTACACTAGACAAAGTCAAACAATGGTTTATTGACCGTGACCTTGAAAACGGTGGACGGCTGGATAAGCAGTCTTTAAAATTAAGTGAAGAGTTCGGTGAGTTATGCGCAGGCTATCTCAAGAAGAATGAGAAGCTAACCAAGGACAGCATTGGAGATTGTGCAGTCGTGATTGTTGGTCTGGCGTTGCTCATAAAAGCGGATGTGCAGGAGATTTTTGAGGAAGTAAGTTTCATCGAAAATGAAGATGTGATGGATTCCTTTAAATGGTTAAGTGCTGAGATTAGTAGTTTTCAATTGAGGCAGGATTTAATCGGCAAGAAAATGTGTCGATATAATTTAGCGCATTCAATCGGTTATCTAAAATCAATCAGTAAATCGCTTGGTTATAGTTTTGAGGAATGTTTTGAACTGGCTTACCAAGAAATCAAAGACCGAAAAGGTCGTTGGATTGATGGTTCGTTCGTAAAAGAGGAGGATTTAGGATGATACCAAGATATAGAGCGTGGATAAAAACAGAAAATTGTTTTGCTGATTATATAGAGTCGATTCGATTTTACATAAATGAAATAGACCTATGCTGGGGTGGAATTTGCGAAAGCGATTGTTTTGATTTTAAAGACGTTATCCTCATGCAATCAACAGGACTCAAAGACAAGAACGGCAAGGAGATCTTTGAGGGGGATGTAGTAAGACAAGTACGAACCCAGCCAACAACGGAAAATGAAACAATCACAGGTGTTGTAACCATGATTGAGGGCACTTGGTTGATTATGAACGATTGCGAGCAATTAGCTAGCAAACTGTGGTCAGAGACTGACGAAAATGAAATCATTGGGAACATCTACGAAAACCCAGAACTTTTGGAGGTAAATCATGACACTATTCGATGAAGTACAGCAACTTAGCTCAGAAAGCCATGCTAAATGGTTTGAGCGTTACTTCAAGAAACACGATTTAGAGCAGAAAATAAAAGCATCTGCTCAGCAAGGATATACAGGTCATCTGATAGGTGTACTATCAGTCAAAGATGAGTATACTAGACGTCGCTTGGATAATGAGAAAACGTTGGAGTTATTACGAGAGGTGTTAGGACCAGGTTTCAGAGTTAGACACAAGATATATCGCTCACGAAATATTTTGACAGGTGACACTTACATTTCTGATAAGAAAATTTATATATCTTGGGAGTAAAAAAAGCCAAGGCACTCTCTGCCTCAGCTATAATCTCAATAATATTATTATATCACAAAGGAGATAGAGAGTGAACAAGGCTAAAGAGTTACTTGATGAATTACAGAGTTTGGATGAAGAGATACAGAGTCGAATAGACGAGCTTGCTAATCTTGAAGCTAGTTTGCTTTCTAGCCCTAAAATAAGCATGGATAAGGTTCAAGGTGGTCAGAAGGTTCGATTAGATGAACGTTACATTGATATTTTTAGCATGCAAGATTCCTTGAAAGAGTACATGAAGCAAGCAACTGCTGAAGCTATCCAGCGCAGAATTGAGCTCAGTAAATTGATTGATAAAATGCCTAAGCCTGCAAGTCGAACAATTCTAAGGATGGTGTATATTCAGAAAGCAAACGTGTATGATATGATTGAATTTTTACGATGCAGCAAGACTACTTTCTACAAAAAGAAGAAAGATGCAATCCGTGAATTGGGTGTTGTAGTTGATAAAAGCGAACTAATGCGAACTAATGTGAACTAGGTTGAAGCGCACTGGTCTAACAATCGTGCTATTATAGTATCATCAAGAATTAAGGGTAAGGCACCTATGAAGTGTCTGCCCTTTTCTTTTTTCTCAAAATAAACAAATCAGGGAGGAGGGCATGGAAAAAAGCGAACTAGCACGCAAAGACTATGAGTCAGGAATGAAGTACAAAGACATTGCTACTAAACATGATGTCTCAATCAACACAGTCAAATCATGGCAACGTAGGCATAA